TGGGTTTTAGTCAAGGCTTTTTGGTGTTATTTGCCAGATTTGTATTTTCCACCACGACGCTTATATTCTTGGACTACCCAAGCATTTGCTACTGCTGATGGATAAACGTCAAATTTACGCTTAGCCTCGGCAACTATTCTAGCATATAGTTCTTTATTTGCTGGTTCGCCCTTGCGTGGCTTGATCATTCCATCATAATCAGGCTTCTTAGCCTTTGTGACTACTGGATTAAACAAGCCATTCCATTTAAATCCTGGCTCGCTGTCTTCTGAGATTGACTCTCTTTCTTCTCCAGTAATTGGATTTGGATCACTATCCATAGATTTATTCATTGCATCTCTGCATTCTTCACAGTCACAGTTCTCTCCAATACGTGGATCATTTTCATCCATTGATTTTTGTGACTCTGATGCATAAATAGCTGCTTGCTGTCTTTGTGCAGCATCTCTTGTAGTATGGCATCCATGAACCTTACCAGTGTCCCCTACTACTGGGTAACCCTTACATCCGTGAGTACCTTTTCCACCGATTGTATATCTACCTTTAGGCATTATTTCTTCTTCTTTCCAGGCTCATATTTCTCTATGTAAGCCTTAATGGTTCCGTCTTTTCTCATACGAACAATCCATCCATTTTTAATTTGGGTAGGGTTAAATTTAACATGCTTCATGTATGAACCAGATGATCTCTTGGCCATTATTTTCCCTCCTCCAAAATCTTTTTTAATTCTTCGTCAATGTTGTAATTAAATGATTCTTCAAAAGCTTCATCCAACATATCTGCTAGAATGTGTGGCAAGTTAAATAGAACTGCCTGCATTAGCATTGGATCTGAATATCTTATATCAATCTTAATAGTGTCATTAGCTTCAAGGGTCATATTTATTGACCCGTCTTCATCTTGATAACCACTAAGGTTAAAGTTTATTCCTTCCACTGCCCCTCGCTTCCTTAAACAATTGTACCAAAAAGGGCCCCATATGGCAATCCCTGCTGCACAGGCAGGATTTTGGGAGATGTGTAACTATCCATCCTAAGTAGGCCATATGGGGTGGTGCGGTGTGTAGGACTTGAACCTACGACGACCCGATTATGAGTCGGGGGCTCTAACCAACTGAGCTAACACCGCTGGCGTATATATAACTATACACGCCTATAATGTGTTTGTCTACTCCTGTGCGTTCTTATCAATTTTAGCGAATGCTGAATTGATTTCTGAAGCAGAAAGCTTACCATCATCTAGGAATGCTCGTGCTAGTCTTTCGACTACAGTTGCTACTCCAAGAGTACCTGCAAGAATAACAGCCTTCATTGTATCGATTCCGACCAACGAACCTGCACCAATAACTGAAAGTCCTGAAGCAGCGAATACTGCTACAATTCTCATGAGGATATTCCAAATATTAGTTACGGCTGATGAACCAATTACTTCTTCGCCTGTGGCTGGGTCTGTAACGGTTATGTCAATCTCTTTTTTCTTTGCCATATTAGTCCTCCTTTCTCATCGGAATAGTTATTAACCATATTGCTGTGGTAGCCAATACTGCTAAACCGACGATATCTCTGGCGGATCCCGTCAGAGTTAACCATGCAATAAAGAAGCCTAGGAGGGTAAAAGCCTGGGCGATCACTTCAACTCCTGCATCCTTAAGCCATGTAAAGAAGCCCTTTACGACTTTCTTAATTATCTTCATATTACCTCCTCATCCCAATCATTGCACTTGCAATTTGCGAGACAATGACTACTGGAATAATTACTTCCTGTGCCTTTTCTCTCTGATCGTCTGTCATATCCATACCTAACTCAGAGAAATTAGATAGGAGTTCTAGTGGGTCTATATTCAATACTGCACCTAGTGGGTCTGCCAAAAATGCTTCTGTTTGTACTTCTGTAACAGCATCTGCAAGTGTATATGGCATGGGTGCATCTAAATTTTCATTTGCTCTGTCACCAAATTCTTTTAGTGCTTCTGCAACATTTTCATCAGACTTAGCAAGCTCAGCAACCAATTTTAATTCTTCTGGCGCAACACCCAAAGCTTTGGATACTACCGCCGCCTGCTCTGGAGTTAATTTAGTCAATGTGTTAGAATTGGTAAGATCAGCAATCAAGTTTGCGGTAGCGTTATCGATTGGAGTATTTTCTGTTTTATCCACATTTTCAGAAGGATCTTGAGTTGGTTCAGGCTCTGGAGTTGGATCTGTATCCTCTGGCAGAGGTGAAGGCTCTGTCTCAGGTTCTACAGAAGGCTCAGGTTCTGGAGTTGGATCTACATTCTCCTCTTCTGTGGTATCGGAACTTGGAGAAGGATTGGGCTCTTCTGGTTCAGTTTGCTCAGGAGTTGGCTCAGTAGTTGGCCCTTCTTCTGGCTCTGTTGATGGTTCTGGTGAAGGTTCTGGTGAAGGTTCAGGAGTTACCACTGGCTCAGGACTTGGTTGTGGTTGATTAGCCATTGCTTGTGCAATAGCAGCCGCAACTCTTTGTTCATTCTCAAATTGTAATTGTTCTTGTAAGCTTTCTTGAGCATCATCTATAGCATTTTGAACTGCAACTATCTTTAGATTATAGTCAAGTTGTGCTGAGTTATAGTTAGATTGCGCTGTTGATTTAGCTGATATGGCATTTGTTGCCGATATATCTGCAGCATCTTTGGTTTGTGTGTACTGCTGAAGCTTAGAATTTTCTGTATTATATGTAGCAAGTTTATTATTATAGTTAGTTTGTGCTGTTGATTGTGCAGTTACTGCAGCATTGTATGCATTAATTTGTGCTTGTGTTGCTCCAGGACCAGATGAAAATGTATTAAGGTTACAGCTAAATCCGACTCCCCAACCTCCAGTATAATCGCATCCCGCTCCAGTCCACCCTCCAGGAATTGCCCATCCAAGGTGATATGATCCTGGTCCACCACCGTTATACCACCAAATTTCTACATCTAAAGTTTTATCTTGACTTACATCATATACTGGTGAGTATGCACTCCACCTAACACCCTGCTCTACCCAGTTATCAACTGCAAGATTTCCGTCAACGTACATCCTGAATCCATCATCTGTATAGCCCGCAAAGTAGGTGGATGTCCAGTGTGAAGGAACAGTAATTGTTCCCGTAAACTTTACGACAATATTTTCATATCTTCCACAGATTGGAAGATTCATAGAGTTAGAGTTCCAAGTACCAGTACAGATAACTGAATCTGGTGTCGCTACGCTTGGCCAAGTTCTTACTAAGTTGTACACGGTATATTGAAGTCCAGAACCGCCAGCACCTTGAATAGCTGATTGTGTTGTTTGAAGATTAATATTGGCTACATCTAGAGCATCTTGTGCAGCATTCTTTTCTGATAGGGCATTAGCAACTATTGGGGTTTGATTATCTACTGCCGCAATAGCGTCGTTTTTGGCTTGTATGGCTTGAGATTCTGCAGCTGTAGCCTGCTCAAGGGTAGTTGTTGCGGAGTCTAAGGTTTGCTTTGCCGCATATGCTTCATTGTATTTTGTATGGGCTATGTCTATAAGATCTTGGGTAGCTTCTTTATCAGTTAGCTGATTTACATCTTCGTCTAGTTCTTGTATATCCGCCCATGCTTGCTCTAGGGGCGACATAGTGCCTTTTGCGTCAGCCATAAATAGCCACGAAAAGGCTAGTAAAAACACTGTTGTTATTCTAGCAAGTTTATAAATTTCCAATCTCCCATGTCAGAATGTCTGACAAGTTAATTATACAGGAGATTGCGTACTAAATTACTTCCATATTTTCTAGGGCTTCAGCCAACTCCTGTGGCATGCGCCTAGGAGGTCTAATTAAATTATCTATTCTATTCTTTTCTTCTTCAAGGTAGTTGTCTCTTATTAATTCACCATAAGTATGTATCTCAACTTCCCTGTTTTTCTCCCGCTTCGAATGAACAATAGCGTTATAGATTGACCCACACACAGCATCCGCTAAGTCTTTTGATCCCTTTCTAGGGTGGTCAACTCTATCTCTCATGATTCTTAGCTGAAGTAATTCATCAATTAAAAGATCTATTCTAGGACCCTTTACTCTTTCTTCTGCAATGATCATTGCCATATCTTCGTAATGTTTTTTAGCAACAGACAACAACTCTGTATTCATTCCGTAACCACGAAGCTGTTGCATCATGTCATGTGAGTTCCATCGGTCAAATGTAGTTAGCTTGATATTAAAACCACGCTGTCTTAAAGAGAGTATGTAGTCCTTTACATCTGTAAAGTCTACGCTTTTAGAAGCAGTAGGCGTCCAGAACCTAACTGCATCTACTACAACTACAGGTGCCGACTGAGCGTACTCATTTCCTACTTTCATATTAACCCACTTTTCAACATGGGCTAACGAAACTGCACAATGGTCATGCTTTTGGGCAAGGTCTACGTGAATAAAGTATTCCTTATCATCTATCGGCCTGAACCATTCTGCATACCTACCAGAAGAATCTACTGCTAGATTGGGGTTGTTAAATGCTGTCTCTATCTTCTCTCTGGACTTAAAGAAAGCATCTACTGCTTCTGGTGGCATACAAGCAAATCTTGATAATGCGTCTTCCGCATTCTTATAAAAGTCAATCTTGAAATCTTCTATGCTTCTGGTTGGATTGATTTCCCATGTTGGTCTCTTTAGGGCGTATGTCTTTGGCACTTTGTAGGCAACTATATGGTCTTCTTCCCAACTAATACTAAACTTATTTCCTGGCTCATCCTCTGGAAGATCTGGATTAAGGATAAACTCGTGTGTCTTTATTACCGTCTCTTTGCTAGCGATAGCTTCTTCATACTTCTGTTGAATAAAGTCATTCTTAAAACGTGGGAATGAAAGTAGAATTAACTTACCAAAGTCAGGAAAACGTGACGTAAGAGATGCACGGTACATATCATAAATGGATTGAGCAGTCTTAGCCTGATCATGCCCAGTAGTGCTTTCAAGGGCAAAGCCAGAGATCTCATCAAGTACCACTACGAGTACGTTATAACCTTCCCAAGCTTCTCGCTCTGAGTGTCCAGAGTGCACGGTAATACTCTTATCAAACTCAATGGACCCAGCTTTTGGATTATACTTTCCAATAAACCACGGAGACTTTTCAATTCTCTGTTTAAAACCTTTAAAGAAAACGTTGTTTGCCTGTACTGCGTTGATAGCGATATTAAGAATATCGATAGAATCTCCTGGAGGTTTTCCATAATACACTGCTGGATCTTTTAAGCACAATAGCAAATATGTTATGTATGCTGCAGCAATTGTTGATGTATAGTCCTTACCAGAACCCTTACCTAGTTGAAAGATAACCTCGTTACAGGTTTGCTTCCATCTCTTTTCCCCTTCTTCTTCTCCCAGCCATCTTACTAATGTATCTTTCTTATACACCTGAGTCATTGCCTTAATCATTGTGTATTGGTTTTGAGATAGAGGTGGTAGACCTAAGTAGTTAGTAGATGTAACAAACTCTTCAATCTCTACGGGCTGTTCTTCAAACTCTTCGCCCTCCAGTACATTAAGAAAGTCGCTAAAATCAGCCATTGTGTACTTGTACTACCTCAACTGGCTCTACTACACCAGATATGCGAGAAAGTCTTTGCTTAACTTCTCTCTGACACTTATCGCATTTAGAAGTTACATCACGAAGAATACCCATGAGGACTTCTTGCTTTTCTTCCGCCTCAGCTATTCTTGCACCCATTTCGGTGTTATCAAGTAGCCCAGCCTTTTGTAGCATCTCCATCTGCTTGCCTTGAATCTCAGCAACAAGCTTGATAGCACCAACCTTAGTTCTGTAATCTGCAGCAAGGTCTGCCTGCTCTACGGTTTCCCATGCTTTGTTAATTAGCATGCTGTAGTGCTGATCTGAAGCAGTTAATGCTTCTCTGGCACGTTCTTGAATTGTCTTATCATTTTGTGCATAAGACTTCCACTCTTCTAAAGTTCTTATAACATCTGCTCTTTTTAACTCTAATTCTTTTGCAATTTGCCCAGGATTATAGCCCTTAAGACTCATCTCCACGACCTTATTCATTTGGTCAAAAGGCTTTTCTATTTCCATTATTTGCTCCCGTGATCTGTCTTATAAAAGCCAGAACCCTTAAATTGAATTCCAGGAACGCCGTATACACGCTTCATTGTGTCTCCACATTGATCACATTCAACTGGTTCTTCTGGATCATTAAATCCACGAATAACATCCTTCATGCCCTTGCATGTCTGGCAAATGTATTCATAAGTTGGCATTAGTCTGGTCTCACATCCCAGTTAGCATAGTGCTCTTGCCAAGTATCTGTAGCGTAAAAGTCCATCTGTGATTCAATAAAGTCATCGCCTTCTGGCAAACGCTTCTGTGTTCTAGTACCCTGAATACCGTACCATCTAACTAGTTTTTCTCCACATTTTTCGCAGTCGTACCCTGGATCTTCTTCCTTAATACTTCTGAACTTTGTGTACTGAACTTCACACTTCTTACACTCATACTGATAGGATGGCATTATAACTCCTCATCAACTTAAAAACTTCTGACTCTAAGCTTTGAATTGTAGACTCATTAGAAATTATTCTATCAAACTTGTATTCGTCCATTGCTGATTCTGATGCATGAGAGTTGATAGGCTTATTGGCCCCACGGTTTACTCTCCATACTTCCCCACCCTTTAGCTTAATTAAATTAGCTTCGTTTGGGAAGCGAACATCTGTAATCACAAAGTGGTCGTAGATTTCATCTTCTTCGATCTGCTTTAATACTTGCTTTACCCAGAAATCTTCACCGAACATCTCTCTTCCAATTTCTGTACCAAATACCTGCAATAGTCTGCGTGTTTCTGGTATAGCCTTTGTTGGCTCCCACCCAATCTTCTTTACGCTCTCAGAAATCCTAGAACCATCGTTAAGAATTGGGTTGAGCTTGATGATAGCCTTGCGAATGTTATCTGCAAAAGCTAGTCTCTTAAACCCATAGTTCATTGTTAGCATTTCG